TAAATTTGTGCAAGAGAACATGCTAGAGCAAGACGCATTTAGATTAGAAGAAGAACTTATATTAAAGTACGGACGTAAAGACTTAGGTACAGGCATACTACGCAATCTAACTAGCGGTGGCGAAGGACAAACACCCGGTCCTGAAGTAAGAGCAAAGTTAAGTGCAATCAAACAAGGCAAGAAGCCAAACAACTATGGTAAGACAGTGAGCTATAAAAAAGATCGTAAATGGGATAGACAAGGCGAAAAGCATCACATGCATGGTAAGAACCATTCAGATGAAGCACGCCAGAAGATATCAGAAGGCATCAAAGCCAACTGGGATCGTCCTGTACAAACATGCCCACATTGTGGTAAACAAGGCAAAGTTGGCATGACTCGCTGGCACTTTGACAACTGTAAACATAAGGTGGCGTCATGAGTGAGTACGGATGTAAAGGTCGCACTTGGAAACTTGTTGATGGGAAACGTGTATGGTATTCGATAAATACTAATAATAAATTAGGAGAAGTATAGTGGCAGTTGTGCAAATTTCCAGGATTCAGGTTCGTAGAGGTAAGAAAACGGACAGTGACATCCCGCAACTAGCAAGTGGAGAACTTGGCTGGGCAGTAGATGCACAAGAGCTATACATTGGTAACGGCAGTGTATCAGAAGGTGCACCGCAGGTAGGTAATACACAAGTATTAACAGAAAATGATGATATTTTTCAATTTGCTGGCACATTATATACCTATAAGAAAACTGATAGTTCTATTACTACCGGCAAAGACAGTAATTCCCCTGTAACTCGTACACTGCAAGAAAGACTAGACGAAACAGTAAATGCTGCATCGTTTGGTGTTGTGCCCGGACAAGATGTAACTAGAGAACTACAAAATGCTCTGCTACAATGCTTTCCTTCCGATACAAATAATACTAATGCAGAAAGCAGAGTAACACTAGAAATACAGCCAGGTAGGTACACACTATCTGATACTATATATGTTCCAGCAAATGCTAAAATTGTAGGCGCAGGCAGAAGTAAGACATTCTTTAATACTACAGCTGAAACGGCCTTTGAAGTAATCAACGACGATGCAGTAGTTACTATTGACTGGAGTATGTCTGCAACAGATTATACTTCTGTAACAGGTAACGGTCTTGCTAATACTAACTCAGTTAACGCTCCAACAAAAGTACACTTTTCAGATCTAGAAATAAGACAAACAGGCAGTCTTGCTAACTTTACAGGTATTCTTTTTGAAGCAGCTAATTCATGCACGGTTAAGAATGTAAAAGTTCTTGGTTCTTGGAGTATAACAGATAGTATTGATGACACTAAAGCAGGAATTATTTTTACTACTACTGGCCTTGACAATGGTCTTCATCATAGAGTAGAAGGATGTGTGTTCTCTGAATTAGGATATGCAATCAAGTCAGACTACGAACTTCGAGATGCACATTTTAACGACAACTATTTCTATACTAACGGTAAGAGTATTGTATTTGGTGAAGTCAGTATACAAAATATTACAGGCCCGTCGGGTAATCACATTACCAACAGTAAATTTGAGCAAGTAAGTGAGCAAGCTATACATGTTGTTCGCGGTTCTGATAATGTTTCTAGTAACAATACATTTATAAACTGTGGCAACGATGGCGCAGCTGATACAAGTATGGCACACCCAGTTATACATTTTGAAAGCAACAACAACAGAAGCACAGACGATTGGTTTAGCAGATCCAACAGTAGTTTTGAAACAACTGAGTTTTTAAATATTCCGTATATTCCTGAAGTCAAAGGATCGGGCTTTCATACACAACGCCGCAATCACTTTACAACTCTTATAGAGAACCTAAGCTACACTAGTTTTGTAGATTTAATTAGAATCCCTGCAGATCAAAGTAGACAAGTAATTATAGACTACACATATAGATCTTTAGCAGGCGATGCACAACGAGCAGGACAATTAAAAGTATTTGTCAACAGAACATCTAATACTATAGATATTCACGACGAAAGCGAAGTCAATGGCGGAGCAGCCTTTGACGGAATAACAGGCTTACCAAAGCTGAGGTTCCAAAGTAGATACGATAACGCAACTGAAACTGCATTTGTAACATTCACTAACTTTTTAGATGAAAGATTAGGTGGAACTTATGAAGGCGCAAACTTTAACTATACCTTAACATATGTGAATTAATGTTTGATAATACATCTTACGAACAACGATTACAGCAGTGGAGCGACTTTAGATCTAGTCTTGAAACAGTCGACGATCCACTACAAGTTGTAATAGACGCTTATAGTAATAATCCTACAGTTAGTATACATACTGACCCTTGGACACAGGATATGTGGCCAAATCCTTGGGAGTTAATAATGGAGAACCAGTACTGTGAGTTCTGTAGTGTATTAGGAATGTGTTATTCTTTACAGTTAACAGACCGCTTTAAAGGGGTTGACTTTGAGATACATATAGGTGTAGACAGGGAAGAAAGCAAAGACTTTTACCTTTTAAAAATCAAAGATAGGATAATCGGATATGACAAGGACAGGCACATTTCTATTCACGAATTGCCCAACTCTATGGAAATCCAGAAACAATATCCTATGTCAAACGATCAATAAATATTCAATAAATTAACAGAGAAAAAGGAAAATGCGAATGTCCAACGGTATTCATATCATCAAACGAAACGGAACTAAAGAGCCATTAAATATTGACAAAATACATTTTGTGGTAAACGAAGCATGTGAATCGTTAGCAGGCGTGAGTAGCAGTCAAATTGAAATGAATGCTAACCTACAGTTTTATGATGGTATGAGTACAAACGAAATACAAGAGATTCTTGTGCGCAGTGCAAACGATCTTATTTCGTTAGATGCTCCTAACTATCAGTATGCAGCAGCGCGGTTATTATCGTACGGATTATACAAACAAGTGTTTGGACAATATGAAAACATTTCTCTTGCTGATATGATACAGAAAAATATCGATCGCGGACTGTATGATTCTGCAATACTTGATGTATATACAGCAGAAGAGATTGATAGATTAGATAGCTATATTCATCACAAGCGCGACGAGAACTTTACCTATGCCGGGCTGCGTCAAGTAGTGGACAAGTATCTTGTACAGGATAGATCATCAGGAGAAATTTTTGAAACTCCGCAAATTATGTATATGATGATTGCTGCTACGTTGTTTGCCAACTATCCGGCAGAAACACGCATGCACTATGTAAGGAGATATTACGATGCGACCTCACTTTTTAAAATCAATATCCCAACGCCAGTCATGGCAGGGGTCAGAACGCCTGTGCGACAGTTTGCTAGTTGCGTCCTTGTTGATAGTGACGACACCCTTGATAGTATCTTCGCTAGCGATATGGCGATTGGTAGATACACTGCACAACGAGCGGGTATCGGCATCAATGCAGGACGCATCAGAGGCGTCAACGCAAAAATCAGAGGCGGAGAAGTAGCACATACAGGCATTGTCCCGTTTCTTAAGAAGTTTGAAAGCACAGTTCGTTGCTGTACACAAAACGGTGTCCGCGGTGGCTCAGCTACTACACACTTCCCGTTTTGGCATCAAGAGATCGAAGACATTCTTGTACTAAAGAACAACAAAGGCACAGAAGATAACCGTGTACGCAAGCTAGACTACAGCATTCAGCTAAACAAAACTATGTACGAAAGACTACTAAGCGGCGGTAACATTACGCTATTCAGCCCGCATGATGTTCCGGGTCTTTACGAAGCATACTTTGGTGATCCAGAAGCATTCCAAGAGCTTTATGAAAAGTACGAGCGTGCTACAAGTATTAAGAAAAAGTCTATACCAGCAATGGAGTTGTTTAGTGCGTTAATTAAAGAACGTGCTGAAACCGGACGCATTTATATTATGAATGTAGATCATGCTAACACACACAGCTCTTTTAAAGATACTGTATACATGAGTAATTTGTGTCAAGAGATTACACTACCAACTAAGCCATTGCAGCACATTGACGATCCAGACGGCGAAATTGCTCTATGTATCCTTAGTGCCATTAATGTAGGATTGATTAAATCATTAGATGATCTAGAAGAATTATGCGACCTAGCTGTTCGTGCTCTAGAAGAAATTATTGATTATCAGCGTTACCCAATCAAAGCAGCAGAAATTTCAACCAAAGCTCGTCGCAGTTTAGGTGTAGGTTACATTGGCCTTGCACACTATCTTGCAAAAAACAAATTGAAGTTTAATGACCCACAAGCGTGGAAACTAGTACACGATTTGACAGAAGCATTTCAGTACTATCTTCTTAGAGCCAGCAACAAAATAGCGCAGGAAAAGGGTGCTTGCGAGTACTTTAACCGCACTAAATACTCAGACGGTATTCTTCCAATTGATACATATAAAAAGGATGTTGATACTGTTGTAGCAAATGAGTTGAATTATGATTGGGATAGTTTACGCAGCGACATCAAAGAGCACGGACTCAGGCACTCAACTTTGTCCGCACAAATGCCATCGGAGAGCAGTTCCGTTGTGTCGAACGCAACAAACGGAATTGAACCACCTAGAGGCTTCTTGTCCGTTAAAAAGTCAAAGAAAGGGCCTCTTAAGCAGATTGTTCCACAATATCAGAGCCTTAAGGCGCACTACACATTGTTGTGGGACATGCCTAGCAACGAAGGTTATATCAACACAGTCGCAGTAATGCAAAAGTTCTTTGATCAGGGTATCTCAGGCAACTGGAGTTACAACCCAACACACTTCCCAGATAACGAAGTGCCAATGAGTAAGATGATTAACGACTTGTTAACAACTTACAAAATGGGTTGGAAAACAAGTTACTATCAAAACACTTACGATTATAAGACTGATCCAAGTGAACTAGAAGATGAAAAACCAATGGAAGCACTAGCACCTAGCACAGTTGATATGAGCGAAGACGAGGCATGTGATAGTTGCGCAATTTAATGGTTGACAGAGTTACACGACTAATATAATATATAGAGACATTTAGATACAGAGGAAGTACAATGGCAAAGACCGTATTCAATAAAGAAAAAGTAGACTTCACAAAGCAGAACATGTTCTTCGGTGAAGATCAAAATACACAGCGTTACGATACATTTCGTTTTCCAGTGTTCGATAAACTTAACCAAACCATGCTGGGTTACTTTTGGCGCCCAGAGGAAGTGAGTCTGCAGAAAGATCGTGCTGACTTTGCCAACTTCCGTCCAGAGCAGAAGCATATTTTTACTGCTAATTTGAAATATCAAACACTACTTGACAGTGTCCAAGGACGTGGTCCATGTCTAGCATTTTTGCCGCATGTTTCGCTTCCTGAACTAGAAGGGTGTATTGTTACTTGGGACTTCTTTGAAACAATCCACTCGCGTAGCTACACACATATTATGAAGAATGTGTATGCTGACCCTGCAGAAGTGTTTGACACTATTTTAGATGACGAAAAGATTATTGCTCGTGCAACAAGCGTTACCAAACATTATGATGCATTTACAGAAGCAGCAGACGCTTACACACACCGCGGTGAAGGCAGCATGCGTGATGTTAAGAAGAAACTGTATCTTGCAATGATGACTGTAAACATTCTTGAAGGCTTGCGTTTCTATGTAAGTTTTGCATGTACATTTGGATTTGGCGAGCTTAAACTAATGGAAGGCTCAGCTAAGATTATTTCATTGATTGCTCGTGACGAAGCACAACACTTGGCACTCAGCACACATGTATTGAAGTTGTGGGCACAAGGCAAAGACGATCCAGAGATGGCAGAAATTGCTAAAGAGTGTGAAGAAGAAGTATACGAACTGTGGCGCGAGTGTGTCGCAGAAGAAAAGGACTGGGCAGAGTATCTGTTCAAAGACGGCAGCATGATTGGACTTAACACAAAATTGCTGAACCAGTATGTAGAATACATTGCCAATCGTCGACTGAAAGCACTGGGCCTAACTGCAATCTTTGATGCTCCAGTAAACACTAACCCACTACCGTGGACCACACACTGGTTGTCAAGTTCGGGCTTGCAGGTCGCACCACAAGAAACAGAAGTTGAATCTTATGTGATCGGCGGCATCAAGCAAGATGTAACGACAGACTCAATTAAAGGATTTAGTCTATGATACAGATTTGGGGTAAAGCACAGTGTCCGCATTGTGAAGCAGCAAAAAGGTTTTGCGAACAAAACGAATTTAACTTTGAGTATCGTCAACTTGATGTTGACTTTACTCGTGAGCAAGTTCTTGAAACTTTTCCAGGCGCAAAAACATTTCCACAGATTGTAGTCAACGGCACAAAGATCGGCGGCTGGGATCAACTTAAAACATACATTGAAGAAACCAATTACAACGGCACAGGACACACACTATGATCATTGAAACCCCGTATAAAAACGGAGATACTATAAGTTTAAAACTAGCAAGCGGCGAAGAAATTGTTGCTCGATTAGTTGAAGAAAACAACAATAACATTGTTGTTAAAAAGCCTATGGTACTTATTATGCAACAAGAAAGCCTAGGTCTTGCACCTTTTATGTTTAGTGTAGACCCACAAGGTAAATTTACAATCAATGCATCAACAGTAAATTGTATAGCAAAAACACAAACTGAAATTGCTAAACAATACACTGCTCAAACATCGGGACTTGCATTGTAATGCCACACGAGTTTGTTGTTAAGAAAAATGGCAAACTTGAAACTTATACAGAGTATGAGGCGATTCCTCGTGATTTTGATCATGTAATAAAATTTATGCCTGAAATCCCAGAACCGCCTCACACTGAAGAACAGCACGAAGAAATAGAAACTTGGAACGAAAAGTTACAAGCATTAATGGAGATCGAACATGCCCGCAGTAACTCGTAAAGGTGATGCAGATGTTGCACACTGCTCAGGAATGGTAAGAGATGAACACAGTCCTGATGTTTTTATTAACGGTATTCCAGTGAGCAGACAGGATGATAACAACACCGGTCATCTACTACCAGGTTCGCCATGTCCAAGTCATGCTGCTCCTATTACTATAGGGTCAACTACAGTATTTGCTAATACAAAAGGAGTAGGCAGAGTTGGCGATGCTATAACAGGGTGTACTAGTGTTGCTGCTGGATCGCCAACTGTATTTGCTGGCGGATAATAGTTGACAAATAACATTTACTATGTTATAATTTAGAATCATTAAAGGAGAAAAATAATGGCTACACATGAAGAAATCGTACAAGCGTACAACAACTACCTAGCTGAACATGCAACTTTTGAAGAAAAAGGTGTAAAAGCAGCAGCGACTCGTGCTCGTTCAGCACTAGGTGATCTAGGTAAACTTACCAAAGAGCGCCGCAAAGAAATCATTGAGAAAAAGAACGCAATGTAATGTGGACGGTCTGGGCTAAAGCACTTGGTAGCAAGGCCTTTGACGAAGATAAAAAGGCTGACAAAGTCGCTTTAATTAGAACTGTTATAGTTTTATTTGAAGTACTAGTCGGCCTTTTTATTATATTAAATGCAATTGCCAATCACGGCTGGGGATTGATAGGACTTTGAGATACTACTTAGGTCAATGTGAATACAAGTGGAGTCATGCTAAAACTGATATGGAATACATATGGGTGCGTAGAGAGCTTGGCGAAGAACTAACTAAAACTATAGAAGAAAATAATTGGTGTTGGGTTCTGTTGCGTAGTAGTAGCATAAGTCTTCCTGGAGATACTTATTGCAGGACTATGATATACGTTGACAGCAATGACGACAAACTAGACACACACTTTGTGTTAAAGTATCCTCAAGCAAAGCCACTGGAGCAAGTATAATGATATGGATGGATTATAATATT